CTTGATATGGTAAGTCAGACACTTAGAGCATACGGCATCAGAGAAACTGAACGATGGAGATCTTGGAGAAACTATCCGAAGAATATAGATGAGTTTCTGAATGATGAAGAGACTCATATCAAACGATTCAAGTCTTTGAAGGCGACGGGTAAAGTTGATATGAGCATCAAGACCGCAGAAGAATTCACTGAGAATGTTGCTGCAGTATTTGACACCGCGAAGAATGATAACGAACGCGCTGTTGCGAACAGTAAACTACAGCAGTTAGATCTTCTAAACGAAATATTCTCTATACGAGATGTAAAAAAATTGAGTGATTTACTTTCTGACATATCATATCTTGGTCAGAAAAAGGGTGAACTCTTTGGACCATTTGCGAAACTATACTAATATGGAAACCTTTAGCAACTTTATTACAGAACAGAAGAATACACACATGACTCACATCGAGGACAAAGTTTTGTACGGTGGAGTTGACGGCACACGTCAGGCGATCAACGCCTTGCGTGGACTACGTGACATGTTATCTGGCACATCAAAGGGACGCATCTCTGTAAAGTGGGACGGTGCGCCTGCGATCTTCTGTGGTACTGACCCTTCAGACGGCGAGTTCTTTGTCGCTAAGAAAGGCATCTTCAACAAGAACCCAAAGGTCTACAAGACAGACGCAGATATCGATGCGGACACTTCGGGTGATCTAAACTCTAAGTTGAAAGATGCTTTGCGATACCTTCCTGCGCTCGGCATCAAAGGCGTCATACAAGGCGACTTTTTGTTTGGCAGTGGCGATGTGACTACTAAGACCATTGACGGTCAGAAGTACAGCGTGTTTCACCCAAACACAATCGCATACGCAGTTCCCTATGATCAAGCGAAAGAAGTACGCGCTGCTAAGATCGGTATCGTATGGCACACAACATACACTGGTACATCTTTTGAGAACATGAAAGCGGACTACGGTGTTGATGTAAGTAAGTTGAAAACGTCACGCAACGTGTGGTCGCAAGATGCGATGTTGACCGACGTGACTAATGCGACGATGTCTGAACGAGAGACCAAAGATGTCAACGAGATATTGTCGCAGATCGGTACACTCTTCAGACAGACTGCTTCTTCTACTCTCAAGACTGTGGCAGAAAACCCTAAGTTCGCACAGGCGATCGAGACATACAATAATAAGTTTGTTCGTGCAGGAACGGTGATACCAGACTCAACTAGACATGTTAACGGTCTTATAAGTAATAGGCAAGCGTATTACATGAAAGAGATTGCGAGAAAGAAATCTAAACGCGGTAAGGATGCGTGGACTGCTAAAATGAAAGACGAAATGGCATTCTTCTCACCTAAAAATCGTGCAAACTTAGTAAAAATGTTCGAATTGCAAAAATTGATTGTAGTTGCGAAATTAAAGCTTATAAATAGTTTAGACAAACTTAAGTCAATTGATACTTTCGTTAAAACTTCTAATGGTTACAAAGTGACTGGCGAAGAAGGATACGTTGCAATTGATACACTTGGTGGTGACGCGGTGAAATTGGTTGACCGTATGGAATTTTCATACAACAACTTTTCATCCGATATATTAAAGGGTTGGGATTCAGCCCGTAGATAACATGGAATAAACCAATAGAGGATTATTAGATGGCACCAATGTCATTTAAACAATTTGTTAATGTCGATTACACTCAGACAGGTGATGGACAGTTAGCATATAACGCAAAGAAAAGAAAAACGTCTATAGACACTTCAGAAGCATTAGACGCTTCTCAACGACGTAAACTTGGCATGCGCATGAAGCGAAATAAAGCTCGTATTGCAATGGCAAGAAAACGTGCAGAGAGAAAGACTGCTAACATGGACACGTTGAAGAAACGTGCCCGTCGTCAAGCAAGGATGCAGTTTGCTAAGAAACTTACCAAAGGTATTCCTAAGAGTGATCTTACTGTAGCTCGTAAAAAAGAAATCGAGAAGAGACTAGACAAACCTGCAGTAAAAAATCGCATCGATAGAGTCGCTCGTAAACTAATCAAAACGGTACGTAAGCAAGAGATGGAACGCAAACGTGCCAAGCGACAAGGTGGTGTACAGAAGTGATTAAGAACTTCTCCCAGTACCTAGTCGAGGAAGAACGCGAAGTATATTTTACATTCGGTCGTATGAATCCACCCACAGTCGGACACGGCAAAGTGATGGACACTTTGGCGCAAAAGTCTGGTAAGTCTGACTACAAGATCTTCATGTCGCAGTCTTCGGACTCCAAGAAGAATCCACTTACATACGAACAGAAAGTAAAACATACTCGCAAGATGTTTCCAAAACATGCGCGAAACGTCATGGTTGATAAGTCGGTAAAGACCGCAATCAACGCAATGGTCACACTGTACAACCAAGGTTACAAGTCAGTCACTATGGTTGTCGGTGCAGACCGTATTACAGAATTCGAAGTCCTGTTGAACAAGTACAACAGACAGAAAGCAAGACATGGTTTTTACAACTTCAAAAGCATCAAGGTAGTATCTGCAGGAAAGAGAGATCCAGATTCTGCAGGAGTTGAAGGCATGTCTGCCTCTAAACAAAGAGAGAACGCACAGAAGAATGACTTTGTTGCATTCTCTCAGGGCACACCTAAGTCCATGTCTGATAAAGACGCACGTACATTATTCAACGATGTGCGTAAGGGTATGGGTCTGAAAGAAGCTAGTGAATTCCGTAATCACCTAGAACTAGAAACAGTATCAGAAACTCGTGAACAATATGTTTCGGGTGAACTGTTTGGAGTTGGTGATACAGTAGTGATCAAAGAAAGTGATGAGATTGCTACTGTATCCGTCCTAGGTGCAAACTATGTCATCGTAGAAACATCTGACGGTAAGAAAATGCGTAAGTGGTTAGATGCTGTCGAGATTGTTGAGAAACAAGATCCAGACATCAAAGATCGCGAAGGAACTCAGCCTGCACGATACCACGCCGGACTGAAAAAGTCCACCAAATCAAAGCGCGATGCACACTTCAAGAAACATGGTAAGAAAGCAGATGACGATTCTTCTGCCTATAAACCTGCGCCTGGAGATAAGACTGCTAAGACTAAACCATCCAAGTATACCAAGTCATTCAAGGACATGTATGACGAAGATTGTTGGGATGGTTACAAGCAGGTCGGTATGAAGAAGAAGGGTAACAAGATGGTACCAGACTGCGTCCCAGAAGAACATGGCGCGGGTGATGAAGGTACTGACAAGTTACGCAAACGTTACTTCAAAGACACACCAGGCCAAGAAGATATTTTTGAGAACTGGGTAACTGATCTAATGAGTCGCCTCGGTTCAAAAACTATAAATAAGGACAAGTATAAGAAAGTAGCGCAACACATCAAACGTGAGATGGGTAAAGGTAAATACACTTCTCCGGAGTTTGCCGCTGCTGATACTATTCGCAAGTTCAGTCTAGATATTGACGCAAAAGTGCTTGCCGGAATGATAAGGAAATTGGCATGATATCTTTTAAGAACTATCTTGAAGAAAAGCGATATTCGGTATATGATAGTGTTGACCTAGAAGAAGGTCCAGACGGTCTTGCTGCAAAGGCAAAGAAGTCTGGCATCTCTGTGGGTACACTTAAAAAAGTTTATAATCGTGGTATGGCGGCGTGGAAAACAGGGCACCGTCCAGGAACCACACCACAACAATGGGGCATGGCAAGGGTTAACGCTTTCATCGTAAAGAAGAAGAAAGGCGGACTCAACCATGACAAAGACTTAGCATAAAACTCAAATAGAGGTTTTAAACAAAAATGGCAAATCAAATTTTAGCGGGTGCTGTTGTTAGTGCGAGTGCGGTTATCGCCGGTGTTGACGCAGACAACCCACCAGTAACAGATTCGGGGTCATCAACAGACAATACATCACCAGCGTTCCCACACGCAGGTAGCTTCGTTGATAATTTCTCTGGATTACAAAAGAATACCAGTAGCCTATCTCTCGAAAATGGATATAACTACGCATCGGTTCACGAATGGGTACGATATGGAGAATCACACCCATCGACCAATACAGACCCAAGAATCGCTTATATAAGACAAGATGACGATGGGTATGTCTATGCGTTGTTTACAGTTAACAATGCTCAACCTCATCCAGACGGTAGCATAAGTTACACTGGCACCCATGGGTACTTTGGATTTGGTGTTTGGAACGCAGGCAATAGGGTATTCAACCTCTATCATTCTAGAAGCATTACAGAAGTTGACCCTGTTGGATCGTACTTCCAAGTATTGACGAAGACAAAGGTTCCATACCCTTTAGGACTAGAAAACTTCCCAGCAGTTTGGAACGAAGACGTACAAGGATGGGTACACACCGACTGGTCAGCTCCATCTCCAAACTGGGTAGTAGTTGCTTCACGCCTTGACGACGACAACGGATCTAACTCTGGTTCAGTTTATGTCTATGATGCTAGTGATCTGTCAGCGCAACCAACTAAACTAACAGCGTTTGATGCTGCTGAGAATGATTACTTTGGAAACTCAGTTGCTGCTACTTCTGATAAGATAGTTGTTGGTGCTTGGGGAGACGACGACAATGGATCTAACTCTGGTGCAGCGTATGTCTTTGACATAAGTGATCTTTCTGCTCAACCAACTAAGTTGACAGCATATGATGGTGCTGCGAGTGATCAATTTGGTCAATTTGTCGCTGCTTCTGATGACAAGATCGTTATTGCATCAGCTTATGACGACGACAACGGAACAAACTCTGGATCAGTTTACGTCTATGACGCGAATGATCTGTCAGCGCAACCAACTAAACTAACAGCGTTTGATGCTGCTGAGAATGATAGATTCGGAATATCAGTTGCTACTACTGCCGATAAGATCGTCGTTGGTGCATATCTTGACGACGACAACGAAACAAACTCTGGATCAGTTTACGTCTATGACGCCAACGACCTATCTGCTCAACCAACGAAACTAACTGCGTTTGATGGCAGCGATAATGATAAGTTCGGAGAAACTGTTTCTGTTACTGC